GTTACATTAGTAATGTATTGAGGTAAAGACATACGAACACTTCTCATAAAGTTGTGTTGTGACATTCTGCCTTCTTTTAAATCAATATACTGCTGTTTTATACTTTTCATCTTTGTATTGTTTTATCTTCCTTGACCTCTGTAATTTTTTTCAGAGTGGTCGTGTTTATTAAATGATTTTTTTGCTTTACCTTTTTTGCGTTTACCAAAAGATATCTTTTGGGCACTGCTAGATCCTTTAGCCTTAGCCATTACTGATTAAGATTTTTAATTTTATTATTAAGTTGGTTTACCATTTCTGAGATAGTGGCAACATTCTTTTGTGTTGCTTTCCAATAATTGATACCTCCATCTTCACTTAATTCTTGTTTCATGCGAGAAGTATACTCAACAATACGATCAATTTCTTGTAATTTACGTTTTACTTCACGAATTGCTTTATGTAATTGTTCAGATTTGGTTCTGAATTTTACATCTTTTTTGAATTTATTGTATGTTACTTCGTTAAGTAATTCTTGTTCAATTATTTCTAATAGTGATTCGTTCATAGCAGATTTTTTACCTTTCCATAATTCTTTATAATCAAGCATTTTGGAATTTTTAGGCATTCCTCCTGCTAATTTCCATCCTGATCTTTGTGCTTGTTGAGTCGCTGCGTTTGGTCCTTGACCTTTTTTAGAAAAAGCCATAGGAGTTAAATATCCAGGCACGCCACCTGTTGTAGACATTTCATCTAATAATTCGCGTACAAGTGATTTAATATATTCTTTAATATCCATATTTTCTTTTATTCCTGCTACTGTTCTACCTGAATATTGTTGTTTTAAATAATTAACCATTTTAGCATTCATATTAAAATCAGGCTCTAAAGGTGTATCATCAGATTCTGATTCTATTGATTTTGCCATTGCTTGCATAAATCCATTCTCTACAGTATCATCTACAATTCTAGACATTTGATCATCTATATCTAATTTATCCAACCAGGTACTAGTTTTTTTAGCATCTGGTTTTGATATTGCTGCTTTAATAAAATCAAATGTTGTTTTAGCAGCTTCAGCTCCAGGTATAAATCCTATTAATGTTCCTAAAGCTACATTTCCTATTTTTTCTCCTTTTTGTTTAAGAGCAATAGCTTTAATAACTTTTTTTAAATCACCATATGTGTTTAATTCTAAAGCCATTATTTATATCCTAAATTAGTTAGTACTTTTTCTACAGCACTACGTACAGCTGATTTAGATACTTTACCGGGTTGAAATCCTAGTGTTTTAAACCAGTTTTCAAAAGCTCCAGGAAATTCATTTATATTATTAATAGCTTTAGCTTTAGATTGTACAGTTGTTGCTGTTGTTTGGGCTTTACCTAAAGCTTTAACATCAGCAGGTGCATTAACAGGTGATGGAGCACTTGTTGCATCTTCATTTAAACCAGCTAGCTGTTGTAATCTATTCACTATTTAATACTTTTTAATTCTTCAATTAATTGATAATATTGTAAAAGTGAAATAATATTTTCATCCTTTACACTTTGTGTTTTATCTAATGGATGCAATAATGTAATCACCTCAGTTAATTTAATCTGAGTTGTTTTATCAGATACTGTAGGTATAATTTTATTTATCTCATTAATGATAATAGTAAAATTATTATTTACAAAATCACGTAATTTGGTTGTATTAGTGATATTATTAATAAATTCTTTTAGTATTAATTTTTGACGATCTGATAAGGTAGAGTATTTGCTATTGAATTTTTCCAACAACATGCGGTAAGCTAATATACGAGATCCCTTATCCATTTTAGTAAATTCTTCCATTACACGGTCTTTAACACCCTCCTTATCAACTTCTTTACGTGTGATATGTTCAAGTAATGTTACTTTATTATCAATGATATGTTTTGGATCAATAAAGTCTAATGAATTGTGTGCTTCAATCAAATTATATACAGCAGCGTACTGTGTGTAGTTATTGATTTTTGCTTTAAAAAATTCTTCTATGTCGTAATGTTCACGAATTTCTTTAATTAAATTATATTTTTCTTTACGTAAAGCCGTTTTATTTAAACGCAAAGAAGCCTCTAACGTTGCATTGATGAACGTTTCAGCTTTAGCTTCACTAAGAGATTTAGGAGAAATTAGCGCTTGGTATAATTTATATTCTTTAGCTAGTTCTGATTTATTAAAATATTTTCTAACTAATCCAATAGCTGCAGAATCTTTGTTAGATACTGTGTCAGATGCTATTTGGCGAACTAATAGTTCAAATAAAATACCAGTATTCTTAAATTTGCTGTGTTTAATTTTCATATGAAATAGTGTGCACTACCGATAAATATGTATTTATTATATGTCCTTAATATTTTTTTCATCTAACAGACTAGATTCCTGTTCAGGTTCGAACACTATTTTTTTACGAGCTATATTCATATTTTCAAATAAAGCTTTGTGTTTATTTAATTCAGATAGTGCTAGTGGTGAACCACCTTTTGGTGTTCCGTCTTCAGAAGGAATATTAGCTGTGTATATGGTGTTGTTATCTTTTCTACCTAATCTATCCTTACCTAGTGGATCATTTTGTGTATTAATCATAGATGCTTTTTCTTGAGGACGACCAATAGGACGTTTCTCATCATAGCCAGGAGGTACTTCTGCCTTTTCACCCACGCCATTTCTACCTTTACCATATAATGAAGCTAGGTCATGTGGCGTACCGAATGATCTACCTGTTTTAGCTGGGTCATTACCTTCGTTTTCAACCTGAGCCATTCTAAATACTCGTTTTTTGTCTTCAAGTACTAAATCACGATATTCGTCAAATTCATCTTCGCTAAATTGGAATACATTGTCATAAATCCAATCTGAAGGTAATAGATTTGTATCTTGAATTGATTTGGCTAGATCAACTTTTTCTTTCCACAGTGCAATCTTTTCTTGTTCATATATGATTGATGGAACTGTTAATGATAATTCAAAGTTTGATAAATCTTCACCTTCATATCCTTGAACATATAAATGAACTAATGCCATTTTATATAATTCAGATAATGCTACGCGTTGAATACGCTCAACTGTACGAGCAAATCTAATATCTTCAGCAGCTAATGTAGCTTTACCTTGTAAATCTTTTTCAAATCCAAAGAATGCTTTAGGTACTTTAAGAGCAGCTAACATTTCATCACGTAAGAAATATACATCATCTATTGCATTGTACTCTAATCCTTTAAGAGTATCAATTTTAGTTGCTGTATCATTACCACGAGTTGGAAGATAATAATCTTCCATCATGTTTTGTAAGTTAAAACGTAAGTTATAATCACCAGTTTGTTGATCGATGTACGGAGTTTTTTTCATCTTCTGTATCATCTTTTGCATATACCCATCAACTTCATGTGGTGGAATATTACCAACGTTTACAGTGAATATACGTTTTTCTGGGGCACGAGTAATACGATGCAACAACATTGCATCTTTCATCAAAACATATTGCTTATAAGTTTTACGAGCAGGCTCAATGTACGATCTACCATAAGGTAAATAATTAGCATCAGTTAATAATCTAAAGTGAGCGATTTCGTAGTTTTCAAATTTAATTTTACCATCTCTATCTTTAACACGTGAACTAATACCACCAGCAGCGATTACCATTGGATCAATTCTAAAACATACATAAGATGGATTTGAAGGATCCTGTCCTTCTTCACGAATCATATCATATACTGAAAGTGGTGTTACATTGTAAATACCAAATTTTTCAGCAATTTCCATGTGTAAGTAAAAATCGCCATACTTACACATGTTTCTAATCCATAACCATAAATTAAATTCAATATTTAAAATATCGTAAAATAAATTATATAAAATACGTTGAATATTTTCATCTGCACTCCTGATTTGTAATACTTCTCCTAATTCATTTTTTAAAGTTGATTCATCAGCAATAATATCTAAAGCCGATGCTATGATAGTTTCTGTATCCATTGCTTCGTAATCAGTATATAATTGAATACGGAGTGTTTGATAGTTCATCGTTGGGTTATATGGCATATTAGCGCCATAACGATGTAACTTAGTGAATCTATCTATAAGTGCGTTTGTTTTTACGTTACCAAAGGATTGGATTCTATCAACATCCATTACCTTTAATTGATTACCGCCTACATTTCTTATAATAACGTCTGTACTGAATAGGCGTGTTAATCTATTAAATAAACCGGGTTGGTTATCTGCCATTATCTTATTTTTATTATATCAATAAATATTTATTACCCTAATATCCATGATGCATCTTCAAATCCCCCACGACCATCATTCATTGCATATGGATTTGATTGTCCGTTAGGTAACAAAGGACCCATTTCATAGCTTGTTCTAGTAATATTTGACATCATAGCTTTAGACAAGTCTAACCCTTGTTCAAAAAACTTCATTGATGTATCTCTAGTAAATAATCCAATTCCTAATGCCATAACTAAATCATCATTGTATCCTTGCTGTGCTTGGGCTTTACCATTTTGCCAAATAAACACACGCAATTCTTCTAATAATCTTTTAGAATGAAAAGTAAATACTTTTTCTCGAATATACGACTCCATCTTTGCTATAACAAGAGGTCTTGTTTTAGCTGATGTGGTAAAGCCAGGGACTGTCTGATCAGAATCCATTTTAGCCATCCATTTATCTATATTCATTTCACCATAAGCACGAGGTGAATAATATAACTTAGGATATCCTTTTTCAATTATTGTATTAACAACATCCCATCCTATGTTAGCATTTTCAACTACAAGCAAAGCATTATTATATTCTGTAGCAACAGATACTAGCATATTTCCATAGGTACGAGTATCTATTTGTGATTTGTATTCAGCCACTTGCTCACACGTCGTAGCATCGATGACGTGGAACGCAGAATAGTCACTACTATCACCACGAGCCACATCAGCACATACAATGTACTGCTTACTATAATCAGGATAAGCCCAAATCCAAAAGTCACCACCCATAAAGCGACGTTCAATAGGTTCTTGTACAAAAGTTTCTTCATAAAATGATAATAAATCAGGTTCAATAACAGAATTTCCAGAACCTAAAAAATCGCAATCATACTCTTGAGCGAACTCACGAGGTGACATATTTGCTCTTTCTCTCTGTTCCCAATCTTCATCTCTATCTGGGTGTAAGCTCCAAGGTAATTTAATTGCTTTAAAGTCATTTTTACCAATTTCAGCTTCGGCGTACATTTTATGAAACCAATTACCTACACCATTAGGAGAAGATAAAGCAATAATACCTCCACCAGTTGCAATTGTTGGTTTAATACTTGTATAAATTCTATCAATCCCTTCAATGAACGCAGCCTCATCTACTAATAGTAAAGATACTGCGTAGGATCGACCTGCATCTGATGCAGCTGATGTGGCTACAATTTGAGAGTTATTGGCTAGTTTTAGTGATAATTTATTATCTGAAACAGGTTTTTGGTTACCTTTTAACCAACTAGGAAGATTATTGTACATAAACTGTACCTTTTCAACCATTCCTTTAGCGGTTTCTTGTTTTGTTGCTATACAAAGTACTGTTTTGTCTTTATTAAATAGCATTGTCCATAGTGAATACCCAGCAGATAATGTTGATATACCTAATTGTCTTGACTTATTAATAATAGTAAATCGATGATTTCTGAAATCATTTAGTACTTCTTCCTGGAAAGGGTAAAGATGGAATAATACTCTTCCCTTAATTGGGTGTGTAATATAACAGTATTTACGAAAAAAATGTACAGGATCAGTAGCACATTTAATATATTCCTGTTTTATTATTTCCTTAATATTAGCTTGACTCATGTATATAAATATATAAAAAAGGCTCAATCTTACGATTGAGCCAGCGCATGGGTTATTGCAAGGTAGTCTTTATTTTACAAGCAAAAATGTAAGGCCAGCTAGTGCTAATCCAGCTCCTATTTTACCTAATCTAGCTTGTACTTTAAGTTTAGTATTTTGAATTTTAATTGTATTATATTCTTTTTTCCAATCATCAATTTGTATTTGTTGATTATTAACTATATTTTTATAGTTAAATTCTTTTTGAACATAAAGAGATATAATGCTATCTTTACCAACTATTCTTTGCTCATTTAAAGCAATAATATCGTTTTTAACAATTATTTCTTCTTTAGCACCGTCTAATTCAATTAAATCTTTAGCAGCACTAACTAGTACTGGTTGCGCTAATGGTAGCGGGTTAGTTAATGTATCTGTTGGGTAGCGTTTGTTAAAAGAAGAAACTAATTCTTGTTCATTCCAAGTATCAACTTTCTTTTTAGATGAATCAACCCATTTAGTAATAACTTTAACTTTACCTTTAGCTTCTTCTAATTGAGTTTGTAAATCATAATCTAATTCTTCTAAAGCATTTATTTGAATTTCTTTTTGATGGTTATCTTCATGTAGTGAGTCAACAACATGAACTAGACTATCTTGTTTAGCTGCAAATTCTTCTGTTAAACCAATATTTTTAACTTTATCAAAAGCTAACCATGCTAATACTAAAACAGCAACTATAATTAATATGTATTTTTTCATAAATTTATTTTCTTATACCAGCGTAATATTGCATTCTACCTTTCATCCACTCATCTAATTGTTCTTCGTCGCCTGTATCTTCAGGTTCTGCTTTTTTAGCCATTTTAGCTTTACGCGCTTGGAGATATTCAGAACCAGCTAATAAATCATCCATGCGTTGTTGTAATCTATTTTTAAGATCACGTAAATTTTGTAATTCATTTGAAGGTTGATCTGAAATATCACCTATTGATGGTCTAGAGCGTTTTGTTTTTAAAATATCACTTTTTACCTTAGCTAAACGATTTTCCAAATCAGTATATTTCATAAAGGCTTCGTAATCTTCATCTGACATTCCACCAGCAGCTACGTTAGCTTTTTCGATTTCACCTTCTTCTGGTTCTTCGTCTCCGCTTCCCATCATTTTAGCAAATGATGCTTCAATTTCTTCATCACTCATTTCACCTGCTACTCCACCTTCTGGTCCTTCTTCACCTGCTGCTTCTTCACCAGCTTCTGGTTCAGCAGCAGGGCGATTTAAGCGTGGGGCTGCTTGAGCACCTGATGGTATTATAACTCCATCAGCTACCAGAGACATAAAATCAGCATTAATTGGATTTTGTTTAGGATATCCTAATGCAGCTGCTACTTCTACTTTTGACATTGGTTCTTCAGTAGCTTGCATTGCTGTAATAATTCTAGCTTTTTTACCAGTAAAATCAGCAGCAGCAGCATCTGGTGCTAGTTCATAACGAACAGCAATATTTGCCATTTCGTCTAATTCATTTTCAGATACTACTGATGTTCTTCCTGAAGCTAGATCGGTTTTCTTGGCTTGAAGAGCTTGAATTTGCTTATTTATTGCGTTTAATTCTGCATCTTTAGCTGCTTTTTCTTGTGGAGATATTTCAGCTTCATTTAGTACTTCTTGTATTGCTTGACGTACAATTTCTTGGAGATCGGTTCTTTTCATTTTATCAGTATTGTGCATATAAATATTAAATGTTTTGTAAAATTGTAGCAATGCGTTCCTCTGTTGTACCTTCTACTTTAATTAAATGTTTAGGTTTATATTCTTCTAATGCCATTTGTATAGCATTATCAATTTTAATACGATATCCTAAATCTGTTGTTCTAATTCCATTATCTTCTACTTCAACACCACGAGGTGATACATAAATAACCACATCATAATATTCTTTAAGATTCATAGCTGCTTCAACAAATGTGCGTTTTTCATAATCACTAATAGATTTAGCACTCAATGTAAATGAACATACATCCCAAATTGTTCTATCAGTAATAATATTATCTATTAATAATTCACTAGCACGTTCCGCTAAAAATACAAATTGACCACGTAGTGTAGAATCAGTATTAAGTGGAATACCTAAATCACGCAAATATTTACTACGTTCAGTTTGTACACTATGATCTTTAAAACGATCAGTTTCACCTAATGCTTTTGCTAATGTAGTTTTACCTACAGACATTGTACCTGCTAATCCTATTCTCATAATATTATCTTTTTTTCGTGTCCTACAATTACTTTAGGGTCAATGTAAGATTTAAACCCTGCTCTTCTAGCTTTTTCTTGAAAAGTAAAATCTTCCCACTGATCTGGGTCTAATGGTTCAAA